TCACGCTGCTTGGCACCGACGTTGGCGGTCTTGTGTTGTCCCTTGCTCGGGTTTGCCATGAGAACCTACCTGACTGTCGTTGGAAAGTCAGCCAGCCGCAGAGCGTACACCATGTCGTTCTGAGTCATGGTGTTGAGACGAGCGGCTGTGAAGGTCGATGCGCTGATGGCCGTGAGACGCGCTCGCAACGTGGCGATGGAGTCATCGTTGACGTTGCCGTCATCAAAGCCGTTCTGAGGACTGGTATTGCTGCCAGTCATGTTGGTCTTCTGAGTACCAGACCCGGTGTGAGCAGCAGCGACTCCGAGTTGGTTTCCGACTTGCTGGTCAGCCACGCTTCTTACCTCCTGAGTTCATGCGTCGAATTGTAGCATTGGCGATCCTGATTGCCTTGGCTTCATCACCACTACTCTTGTAGACTGCATTGGCGATCTGAGAAGCCTTGTCGGCATGAATCCTACCGAGTGAGTGATTGTGCTTCTTTGCGAACGACTTTCCCGTCCACGGCATCGCTCTACCCCGAGGGTCCCTGTTGTGCGAGTGGGTTGATCGGTGGCATCTGCACCTGTCGATTCACAGGATGAGCAGCACCGCCTGGCGGAAGCTGATGAGGAGGCGGCATCAGGTTTGGAGCGCCGGGATGCCCAGGAAGTCCTGGCGGAGCACCAGGGAGTGGTGGTTGCCCAGGTGCTCCACCAGAAACTTGAGCCATCGCAGCAGCTTGCATCTGATTCTGCTGGAGTGCTTGCTGGTGCATTTGAACATGCTCCTCGAAGGCGGCCTGAACCTGAGGATCTGAACTGTCGAACCGCTGACGCTTCCGCTCATCGTTGTGCTCATTGATGTGGATTGTGTGTTCATCCCAAGAATGCACATTGACAGGCATTCCCTTGAGCATCTTGAGATTCTCACGCTGAGCTGCTCTGGCGTCCCGCTGCATCTCCTCATACAGCCGACCAGTTTCGGCCATGTCGAGGTATCTCAGCGCTCGATCAGGAGGAATCCACCCCATCTGACCAAGCTGCATGATGAACGCCTGCTTGGCAGCCCGAGACCTTGGCATCGCAGAACCAGACTGAACATTCAAGTCCGTATTACCTGCGAGATCCTGATTTGAAAAGATGAACGACTCGTATTCCCCATCTGTACCGACAACTCGAACTGTTCGAGGAAGGTCCCAAAATTGCTGGACCATCTCAAGCAGGTGCTTACCGATACGTTCGATTCCCTCTTCGAGTGACGAAACCGTATTGGCGAGCTTTGTGTCGTCGGCCTCTTGCAGATAGGAGATGGCTGTCGCTGCGGTGACGCCAGGAGGAGCCTGTCCCTTGGTGACTTCGTGTTGTCCTGAGATATCCGCCATATCTGTTTGGCAACGATTCAACTCCTCGATGACATATTCGGGGATCGGCTCAAGCTTCAACGGCGTTGGGGGAGCGAAACCGGGCGTATAGAAAACAATCAACCCAGGCTCAGACGTGATCTTGTTCGGGTCGATTGAACCCCTTGGAGCTACCAACTGAGGCTTTGCCATACGATTCTTAGCCTCGATGATCTGAGACCGTGTCCTGTTGTATTCCTTCTGGAGTGGAATCAGGTCAGAGATCACTGATTCAGCGTAGAACCTACCAGTAGGAACATGATCGAACTTTGTGAAAGGATACTCCCCATGATCCCAGGGGAATGAGTCAGTGACCGACAGGGGCGTGTCGGCGGCGTAGATTATGACCGCTCCATTGGGCCACTTTCCACACGGCTTGACCCAGCACTCTTTCACCGAGACGTGGTCATACCCTGTCTGCTGCTGGATTCCAAGTGCCTGTAGGAACTTCTGCTCCAAAACCCCACCACTGGAGTTCGAGTCAGCCGGAACCTCTACCCCCCAAGTATCCTTGATATACTCAGGTGTCTTCGCAGCGACATGGAAGACATATGGCTGGAACTCAATCTCCTCTTCCTCCACATCAGGGACGAAGAAGTGGAATGGAGTGATATTCTCGAGCCGAATCCGACCAGGGATACCAGACGAGTCAGGTTGCTGACCATCGTACCAGTCCTTGATGAATCCGTTGCCAGTGAGACACTGCCAGAACGTCATCCGTCGAATGACCCTCTTAGCTTTGAGGTCTCGCCACAGGTATTCAAAGATGTTCTCAGCGGCACGAGCGCCAGCCAAGTCATCGTCATCAGTGCTTGCCGGAATGACGTAAGGCTGAGGATCTTCCTTCGTCAACTTGGCGTGCTCAGATCGAATGATTGGGCGAATCTTGTTCGTCACCAATCGAACCCGCCACGGAGGAGCGGGTGGCTCGTACATTCGAGCGTAGTTTGAACCAGTCCCGAAGTTTGGAGTCCATTGAACGTACTGCCGACCGAAGTAGAAAGCGATATTCGTGTACCAGGCACGCTCAAATTGAATTCGAGACTTCCGACACAATTCGAACTTCTCTTCAGCCCAATTCATCGCTTCCCGTTCAGCAGCACCGGAAAGAGACTTTGAGACAACAGACTGACCATTGGACGAACCAGAAGAAGGTACTGCTCCAACATCAGCAGTTCCAGTGAGTCCAAGTATATCAGTCAAGGCCGAGCATCCTCATCTCGTCCGTCATGTCTACTACAACTTCACCGAACCCCTGAGGATCACTGAATCCTGCCCGACGCATTTCCTCCTCGTCAGACATACCCTTTGACTCCTCAGATGTCGAGCCTGAATTCTCCATTGTCGGAAGCATCTGGAGGTAGCTCGTCCACTCCCGAGTCATCGCTCGATTCAGCAGACGTTCCCTCTCCCGCTCCCAATTGATCCGCTCCGCTCGGTGATCCGACCTCATCGTCTCGATCAGATTCCGAAGCGTATTCCGTTCCTGGGAAGAGAACCAGATCAGGCTCCCGATTGCTAGGATGGCGATTGCGAGCACGATCACGGACGTAGCCATTGATAGCCTCCTCCAAGGCTCGGAAGTTGTCGTTGGCTACCTGCAAGCGGAAAGCCTCACGGCGAGCGGTCTCAGCTTGTTCCTTGAGCACTTCTGCCTGTGCTGGAGTGATCCATCCAACAGTTCGTGCGAGTTCACTGAGACACTCGTTGCAGACGTACACAGCGCCATGAAACTCAAACTGCAAGGACAAGTCAATGAACCAGTCCCTACAGGAGGAGTCGGCACGGCACAGGAAACAGCACCCAGGGAGAGCGGCAGGGGCCGTCACCACCTGCCACCGCTCCGTAGGTGCCTGTTGGAACAGGCTCACTTCTTGGAAGCCGGAGCCTTCGCAGGCTCGTTGTCCTTGATGTCGAAGGAGGACTCCTTGGCCTTCGGTGCAGGCTTCTCAGAGCCGGACCCTGGCGGGTTGTCATCGACGGCCTTCTGAGCATCGCCGCTGTCGGTGAAAGCCTCGACACGAGCGGTCAGCGTGGCCTCGTCGGAAGGGTCGAGATCCTGCGACAGATCGACGGACGGAGGGGAGACGAACTCGTCAGCTTCACCGTCACCGCCAGGACGAGTCGTTGAGTCCCCGATCTTCTGCTTGGCGGTCATCCCCTCGCTGGGAACCCACGGAGTCGAGCCGGTGACCTCATTCTCGACGATGGCAGCGGCGGTCTTCGCCTGAGCAGCTTCAAGCTGATCGAGACGGAGAGGATCGCCAGCATGGACCAGATCGAGAACCACATCGACAACGCCTTCGGTGGAGATGCCACCGTGATACAGCTCGCCACGAGCCGACATCAAGGAGATGCCAATCACCTGAGCGGCCTCCTGATGCACAGTTTCTCCGTTGACTCGAACCTCGAACATTTACTCTCCTCTCACCACTCGTTGCCGAGAGTGTAGTCGGAACTCTCTTGCTCCTTGGACCTGCTGAGGTCCGGGTCGACATAGCCATAGTACGGACTAGACGCCACACTTGCACCCCTGGGGTCCTGAATCTCAGGAACATATGTCCCTGTATCCATCTGTGGACGAGATGCAACCCCGTAACGAAGAGCATCACAAGCATGGTCGTTCTTCTTGTGCTGTTCCTCTTTGCGATTCTTTTTGTTGTCCATCTTCTTGTTAGCCCACGTTGCCCAACGAAGACGTTGAATCTCCCATGTGAGATTCGGACAGTTATCCTTACAAATATACAGCTCAGGAACCTCATTGAGACCAGTCAGCTTTGCAGCGACTCGGTTCAACCCAGCTCGAACATCATTGTTGCCAGGCAGAATTGGGACTCCGTTGTTGATATACTCGATCTGAACCGAAGTCCCGGTAATCGGATCAGTGTTCCTGATGCTCGGATCACCGACATTGTAGTCAGTAACCCGATTGTGCTCCAGATTCTTAGCATGTACCGCTGCTGCATGGAATGAGATGACCTCACCTACGACATAGTGCTCATCGTAGATGATAATACGACCATCTCGATCGACGGCGCCCCAAAGCCAAGCAGTAGGGTTTGAGAACCCATGATCCATCATTCCGAAGTGCATCCACTCCCTCGGCGGGATCAAAGTCTCAATGAAGTGCTGTTCACCGAGCATTTTGTAGATAAGACCGCCAATCTGGATGAATTTCCCATATCGACGAGCTTGAACCTCATCTGACGACAATCCAGCCGTGATTATCTCAATTTCCCCGGCATTCACGTATGGATTCTCGTCAGTCATCACTTCGACCACAAACAGGTTCTCGTTGGTCATGGCGGCTATATATACGTCATCATACACCCAGGTCATGCCTTCAACCGGGGTCATGGTCATCCACCAGTCACCAGACACGTCGAGATGCCGCATATTGCACTCAACAAAGATGTCTTGTGGCGGTTCCTCGTCAAACCACGTTGCATGACGACTTGTTCCAGCGAACTTTTCGAGATCCTGCTCATATGACATGAATTCGAGGGTGGACTTGTTTTCAAGTGTCAACGTCCGACTCTGCTTGTCATATGAATCCTCTAATGACCCATTTATAAGCGCAGAAGGTGGGAGCCACCGAAGAATCTCCGGTTTCATGATCTTATCAACCCCATGATCGAAGTCGACTCCCACAGCACGGCAGTCTACAGGAGGCTGATGCTTGACAGGCTTGAATGGGTCGCGGCCGAGAAGACGATCCACCATCTCTACCCCACCACCGACGGTTTTCCCCGAGCGATTACCACCAATGAACAGCTTTCCCCGAGCACCTGACTGGTGAAAGAGCTGCTGCTTGGCATGTGGCGAGTATCCGTAGATATTCGGCCGTACTGACGCAGTTCTCAACCCCGAGGCTATACCCCGGATGAGATCAGGCGCCGTAATCAGTCGAGACTTAGCCATTCAGAGGAGTTAGGCTCGAACTCCGAAGGCCACAACAGCAGCACTCGTGTTTCCAGCGCCGAACGAGGGCACATTCACGACGATTGCCACGGCAACACCAGTAGCCGCAACAGGTCTCGGAAAGGTGATGCTGAGAGGCTGGACTGCCACGGCAACTCCAGCAGGGATCGCCATGTCGAAGGTCATCGTGCCTCCGATACAGCCTGTCACCGTCACCTGAATGACACTCGCAGCCGTCGCACCTGCTCCGGTCACGATGAATCCAGTGATGTAGTTGGTGAGACCCGCTGCCGCAGGAATGGTCGCCGTTGTCGCAGTAGCAGCAACGTTCCCCGAGCTTGCAACAACATCATTTCCCGAGGACGGGTTGATCCCTTGCAGTGCTCGCTGTTGCAGGTCAGCCAGAGACAGCGTTGCCATGTTTTCTCCTTAGATCACGAAGGATGAAGTCGGTTCTTTTGGCTCGGGTATTTCAAGGACTGGCATTCCGACAGCCGAAATGATACCCTCAGGGGAGACTGCCTGTCCTATCGTAATCATCTCAAGGTCAGCAGCAATACCCTGTAGCACCTGGGGGTCTCTCACCCACTTGGCAATCACTTCGACCACTCGAACCATGACCATCTCAACGTTCACGTCCACCTGAACACGAGGATTGTAGATTCCTCGCATCTCAAAGTAGAGTTTCAACGCTGAAACGTCTCCACCCTTGATGACACCAAGGAGACTGGTGTATGCTTCATGGTCAGAGCTTTCAAAGAGTTGCTTACCTCGTTGAGCAAGATAACCCTTGAATGCAGGTTGACGGAGCCAGACATGATACTGTTGGCTCGATACGCCAATCTCTTGAAGCTTCTCACGAACCGACCGATTGTCGTGAAGATTCAACAGCCTGTTAGCGAGATTCAACTGCTCCAACGTCAGAAGCGCCTCAGACCTACCAGAGTCAAGAGGTATACCCCTTGCATTGATGGCGTTTCGGAAGACATCTTGCTTCCAATACTTCCGAATCGTCTCAAGGTTGACCCCGGTAAGTTCGACTACTTTCTCTTCAGTTGGAAGTGAGCCAGTCTGCCAGAACGTCTGCTCATAGGCAGCGATGACATCGCATTGGTCAGCCGTTAACTCCGACCCACTCATTCCTCGCAAACTCCCCGCATCGGAACTCCAGTTCACCTAACACAGTAGCGGATAGGCCAGATTCCAACATCGCAGTCTTGAACTGCTCCGAAAGAACATGCTTTGTACCATGCTCAAGGTTGTACATCTCA